ATTGAACCAAAAAATATCAAATCCATTATCAAGCATAAATATAGACGAAGTAATCAAACAATCAGCGGAAAAAGCTATCAGCAAAGTAGCAGAACAACAAATAATGGCACAAGCTTAGATATATTAATAAATAGATTACAAGAGGCTAAGACAATAACAGATTTAATATATGCATTAGAGCCTATTGCATATTATTGCGGGATTATTCCAAAAGATTTTTGGAATAGTCGTTATAAAGAAATATACTTGTATTGTGAAATGCAATTTTTAAGAAATGTAGAAGATTACAAACAAAGTATAATATTGCAAGAGGCTGTGACAGATAAATTAATACAAGCCGATAGTATGAATAAAAGACCTAAGATAGTTCCTTTAAAAAATATGTTCAAGAGATTGTTTGAGAAATAAGCTAAAAATATGTAATATATTATAGGAATTGTACTTAGAATTAAAATTTATAAATGAACACGTACAGAAATGTATGTGTTTTATTTTTGCTCAAGAAGGGGGGGAGTAAAATAACAGTAGAAGAATTAGATATTATAGTACAGGCGCATGTAGAAAATGCAGTGAAAGAACTTAAAAAATTGTTACCAGAAGTACGAAAACAATCAGAGGGAATACAAAGAGAGTTTAATAAGATTAATATTAAAGATATAAAAGTTAATGTTAATATAACTAAAGTAACAAATGAAATTAGGAATATTAAGAGGCAAATTCAAGATGTATTTGCTCCAGATACATCAAAGTTTGCCGTAAATACTAAAAGAGAGATTACAGGTATTTCAAAAAAATTTAACAAATTATCAGGGAAGAAAATAGATTTAGAAAATGCAGTGCAAAAAAGCCAAAAAAAGGATGTAAAAGTAGAAGAAAAAGCATCACAAGCTGATAGTGTGTCAAAAAATACTAGTGCTTTTTCGAAGATGATACCAAAATTAAAAGGGATATCTGGAATGACAGTGGGAATAAAAAATCAAATAAAGAAATGGGGAACAGGACTTAAGAATGGTTTAGGACATATATTAAAATATGCATGTACACTTATTCCTTTAAAAGATATTTATTCTGTTTTAACGAGTTCTGCAAGCAGCTGGTTATCAAGTCAGAATGCAGAAGCAAAACAATTAAGTGCTAATATAGAATATATGAAGATAGCAATGGGCTCAGTATTTGCACCAGTTATACAATATGTAACTAGTTTAATATATCAACTCATGAGAGCAATACAAAGTGTTGTGTATGCATTTAGTGGAATAAATATATTTGCAAAGGCAACAGCAAGTTCAATGAAAGGTACTGCGGGAAGTGCAAAGCAAGCAAGTAAGAGTTTATCAAGTGTACATAGTGAGATAAGTAATGTTTCAGAAAATAATTCTGAAGGCGATGGAGGTACTAATCCTAATATTGATTTATCTCAAATGGATAATATGCCTAACTCAATAACAGAAGCTATTAAAAATGGCGATTGGTATGGAATAGGAAATATTATAGGACAAAAGATAAACGAAGGATTGAGTAGTATTCCATGGGATACAATTCAGAATGGTGCTAGGAATGTAGCTTCAGCAATAGGACAAGGAATAAACGGATTTGTTGATGGACTTGATTGGAGTTTGTTAGGAAGTATGATAGGAAATGGGATAAATACAGCATTTATATTTGTAAATACATTTTTGACAACAATAAATTGGGGAAATATAGGGACAGCTATAGCAGATTTCTTAAATTCAGGAATAGAAACTATAGATTGGAGTTTAATTGGAACAACTATAGCGAATAAATTTAATGCTGGTATAGATTTTGCTTATAACTTTGTAACAAAAATCAATTGGAAGAATTTTGGAATTTCAATAAGTAAAGGAATAAATGGAATTATTCAAAATATAAACTTTAAAAAATTAGCACAAGGAATAAGTAGTGGAATAATTGGTTTATTAGACAGCATAAAGGCGCTACTAGAAGGAATTGATTGGGTTGCACTTGCAACAGATATAGTAGATTTATTATGCAACATTGATTGGTTTGGAATATTGGGCAAATTAATAGAGGTAATAATTGAAACGTTAACAACATTAATAGGAACTTTGGGAGTTATCATTGGAGGGTTAATAGTTGAGGCAATTCATGGAGCTACTGATTTTTTTCAAGAAAAAGCAGAAGAATGTGGAAACAATTTGTTATTAGGATTTTTAAAAGGAATAGCAGATATAGCAATTGGCATAGGAGAATGGATACTAGAACATATATTTAAGCCATTTATTGATGGATTTAAGAATGCGTTTGGAATACATTCACCGTCAACAGTAATGGCTGAAATGGGTTCTTTTATTATGCAAGGCTTACTGGAAGGACTTTCAAGCTTTGTAAACAATGTAATTGAAATATGGAACAATATTAAAAATAGTGTAATTCAAAAAGTTATAGAAGTTAAAGATGGAATAGGCAATAAATTTCAAGAGGCTTACAATACAGTCAAAAATATATTTAGCAATATAGGAAGTTTCTTCGCAGGAGTATGGCGGAAATATAAAAAATACGTTCTCAGAATTAGGAACCAAAATAGGGGATGCAATGTCTGGAGCTGTAAAGAGTGGAATTAATGGTGTATTAGGAATGGTTGAAGGCGTTGTAAATAAATTTATTGGAATGATAAATGGTTGTATCAGCGTAATTAACAATATACCAGGAGTAAATATATCAAGGCTAAACACATTAAGTATTCCACGACTTGCAAAAGGTGGTGTTTTATATGATGATACTATAGTAAGAGTAGGTGAATACTCTGGGGCTAGTTCAAACCCTGAAATTGTTTCTCCACAAAATATTATGTATGACACTATGAGAAGAGCGTTAGAGGATACAGAATTTCATAGTAATAATGGACAAGATATTTACTTAACACTAAAAGTTGGAGATGAAGAAATGGCTCAGGTAGTTATAGATAAATTAGGAAACATAGTAAGAAATTCAGGAAGAGGATTAGAAACAGTAATGGAAGGAGGAAGATAATATGTTATGGAAATTAAAACAAGCTGATGGTACTAAAAAGTTAATGAAAACACCAAGTACATACGACGATGATATAGAAGATAATGACAAAGATAGTTATACATCTACTGACGATGCCTCTTTGATAGATAATCCAATTGCTGTGGGTATGCTTAAATGCAATATGAGTTGGGACCTGTTGACAGAGGAAGAAGCAGAAGAATTATTACAGGCTACTTATAAAAATCCAATGATAATAGATATAAAAACTCCTTCTGTTCCTCGGAGGAATGTTAATTGATGCAGAGTTTAGATGTAGTAAAAGAAAATCAAAAATGCATAAAACTGGATTAGATGAAGATACTTCCAAAAGTTATTGGCAAGTATCTTTTAATTTAATGCAGAAAAGATTGACAGAGCAACAAAAACAAGCAGTACAGGAGGCAAATGATGTATAAAGATGTAAGTTATAGATACGAACAAAACATATCTAAGAATGTTCAAAAAGTATTGAATATATATTTTGATAATGTGTTGATAGACCCAACTTTTGTTACAGAGTTCAAAAAAGGAGGAACTCTATTCGATAAAAGTTTTGAGTTAGGCGGTATGCCATCACAATATATAGAAATGAAAATACATAAAAGAGCTAATTTGCTAATCCCAAAACAGATTCGAGTTGAATTTGGTGTATTGGTTAATAATGCATTAACACTTTATGAAGTAAACGAAATGTTACTAGGGGAATTAGATGTAACCCCACTTAGAAGTTTTACAGGGCATGATGATAGTTTTGAAATGGTACCAATCGGAATATACAATGTAGATGATTACAACAACAAAGATAACAATATCATAACAATAAGAGCTTATGACAATATTATCAAACTTGAAGATGAAAATGGATATTATGACACAAAAGAGCTGATAAGTGAGAATGGTTACGCAACACTTGCTGAAATAGCAGAAGATATATGTCGAAAGAAAGGCTTGGAATTAGGTTCTAAGTCTTTCTTAAATTCTGATACAAAAATATATGTATATGATAATTCGATAACAGCAAGGCAGTATATGGGATATATAGCTGAATGTGCAGGATGTTTTGTATGTGCAGGAAGAGATGGAAAAATATATTTTAGAAGCATTGGAGAAGATACTATTGAAATATCCCAAAATATGTTTAAGACATATAAATATGGTGAAGAGTATAATTTATCTAGGATAGCATATGAAAACGGTAAAGAAAGCTTTAAATTTGGAAATGAAACAGGTAATACATTGTGGCTTGATCCCGATAACTTATTTCTAGTTGAAGAAGCTCAAGTTCAAAACATATACAATAAAATGAAAGATTTTGAATTATGTGGTTTTGAAGGAACAGTAATTATAGACCCAAGAGTTGATATTGGAGATATAATAAAAATAGATGGTAAAAGAATAGTATATCAAGGGGAGATGACATTTGGTGGAGTACCACGTGCTAATATAAAAAGTAGAATTAGTATTAAGGCAAAGTCAGAAACAACGATAAGAAGACCATCTCAGAATACTATTAACAGGAGAGTACAAAGTAGAATTGATGAAGCAGAAGGAAAAATAAGTCAAGTAATAAGTGAAGTTTATGACGATGAAGGAACTAGTAAAATTTCAGAAATTGAACAAACACTAAACAGTATAAGCTCTAAAGTGCAGAATATCGAGGAATTTTCAAGAGAAATAACCTCAATGAATGAGTTACATTTATCAGATACAGCAAAGGCTACTAATTTAGTATTAACGCTTAAAATATATGGTGATACACAGAAATTTAAAGTACTGACACCATCAGAAACATTAGTGCCAAGTGAAACTCTAGTACCATTGCGGAGATACATTTGACTTAGTTATAGACACACAATCAAGAGCAAATCCTAGTGAAAATGCAATAATTCATACAATACAAATGCCAGAACCACTACGAAATAAGGGAAATGTCAGAGATGAACTTAATATCATAAATGGTAAAGTAACTATTATAAGACGAATAAAAGCTATT